TTTAGACTGAGTATTAGGATTAAATAATATTGGGCCTTCCCATGTAATTCCCTGCTCAGTGCTTATCTGTCTACCAACATATACGTTAACAGAGTTATTACCACTAACCTCAATCTGAGGATATACAGCAGATACAAACTTAACTGCTTGTGGGTCATTTAAATCAAGACCTGTACGCTCAACAAAAGATGTCATGTTAGTTCCATCCTTAGTATTACCAAAACTATCACGAAATATCTTGGTGTTAGTTACATCACAAAATACTAAGTTCTTTTTAACGTTATCATAGTTACGCTTACCCCATGTGCCTGTGCCAATATCCCAATACTCCGTACTGGCATCCCATGTAGCACCTACAGTAATATCTATAATACCATTGTTGATAAAAGAAGTATCTGGTAAGTCTCTAAACGAAAACGTGTTGTCTTTCCAATTCCATATTAGAGCCTTGTTAACTACATTGTTACCAGAACTAGGAAAGCAAGCAAGCATCTCATTACGAACATAGTCTGCGGCAACAAAACACTTTTGATAGTTGTTGCCAGATAAGTCTTCAAACATTGCCCTGCGTACTTTGTTAGGTAATAAAGGCGTTACAGTTTGACCATTACAAATGTAGCAATCACTGTTGCCTATAAAGAAATGACCACCATCAAACTCTTTGATAGCCTCTTTAGATAATGCGCCAACAGTAGGGCTAAGAAGTTTAAATGAGAATATGTAGGGAGTTCCCACATAGTTCATAATGTAAATAGAATCTTCTTTGTAAATTAAGAATGAATCACCTAACGGTAAACCGTCTACAATATCTCCGGGCGTGTCAGATAGTTCATACTCACCCGCATCTAGCGTAGCATCAGTCTCATCCCATGTAGAAGGAGCGGCACCAAATGAAGCCTCAGTAGACCACTTAACCAATCGTGGCTCTTGATTAGCCCTACTCCAATTAAGTCCAACAAGAAATGTTCTGAACGATCTGATAGACTTGCAAGAATAACTTGCATTAGGCCAGTTAGATAAAGCGGTAAATGGAGTTCCAGTGTTAGGTATCCCGCCAGACAAAGGCCACATTTGTGGCGCATCAAATCCATTAGTGGCAACCACAAGACCATTAAGGTTAGTAGCAGTCCATCTACGATTAGAGGTATTTGCACCGTATACACCAGAGGTTCTTGTTACATCAACCCATGTAGCCCCTGTGTAAACTGCTATTGCTTCAGCACCATAGGCTATCCAATAATACAGTCCTGCTGTAGTTAGGTATGGATGTATGTAGTAAGGAGCAAAAGGACAAGTAGCCATCGTCTCCTTGTAACCTGCGACTTTTTTCACGCCGTTATCAAGGAATCTTACGTTGTTTCCGTCAGACCATGCACCTTGCGGAAGATTATAAGGAGGTGTATCCTTTATAATTCCTATAGAGCCTACGTTTTCAAAGGGTACTAGAGGCATTATTCTTTGTATATCTCCACAACAGTATATTCTTCCGTACCAAATCCACTAGCAAATCCAAAACCATTTGTCGCTCTTGTTGCAGAAGAATAGTGTCTAATTTGAAATGTCGTGCTTCCACCAAGTGCTATTCTATGTTGCCCCATTAATGGATATTGGTCATCATCGCCATTCCAAACCCTGTTTGATCCACCGAATGCAAGATAACCACCAGTTGAAGCGTTGTAAAGAGCGGATATATTGTTTAACACACGATATGCTGGCGCTCTCCATTTAATTAAATAAGTTCCAGCAACAAGAGTAAATTGGTTGCTAGAAACAGTTACAATGCTATCTGGATCAGCAACCTGAGTATTTAAATCTCTTTGGCGCCATCCACCTGCAGTAAAAGTACCTCCATTAGTTCCTGTTGATTTTCTGTCAGCAACTATAGCGTAACTAGAAAATGCAACTGAAGGCGGTGGAGGCAATGTCTGCCAACTTAGATCACCACGAAGATATTTTGTAGAGTTTGCTGTTCCGCTTCCTAGATCAGAAGAACCAATATTGGCCCACTCTGTAGCAGAAGCGCCAGAGTTTACCGTCATAAATTTGTTTGCATTTCCAGAAATATTAGGAACAATAGGAGAGTTGCTGTTAGATGGAAATGAATTTTGAAGTACAGATTTAATTAGACGAACATGGTCATCTCCTTGAGATATAGCATCAGTCCCCTGAGGGTTAGTGCTAACTAAATCTTTTACATACGTTCCGCTTTCTAGTGCCATAATTTAACCTTTTGGATATTTTGCTTTAACTGAAGCAATATGATCTTGCCATAGTGTAGTGTCGTTAACTCCATCCCAATAGATCATGTCTAACTGATCTCCAATACTTTTGTATTCTGACTCACGTGATTCTTTGTAAGCGTTTGAATTTTTGTGCGTAGTATATTCGCTCCAAGCAGTTTGTAATTGTTGTTCGCTTGGTTGTGGGTCTGGGCCTTCCCAAGACAAAATACTATGCGGTGGATTTGATTGATCTAGTGTGTACTCATTTCTGTTGAGATTTAACCAGTCAATACAAATGTTAATATCCATAATCTATCCTTTATTATTTTAGTTAGAGCCATTAAATATACTTATTAGATTGCTCTTGTTTTCACAAAACTTCTTCTGCCATTTCAGCAGTAAAATCTTGTTTTATTTTTGGCGTGTGTGTTATTTTAGCAATCGCTTGAACCTCTGCGCTTTCGCCAGAAATGTCTGAGTTTGGTGTGATTACATGGCGGTAAAACGATCGACTAATTTCTACGCCATCACGTTTGATAATCGTGGCTGTGCGTACTAAGATTTCTCTGTATTTGCCTACAATTTCAATTTTGTCTTGTACTGTTTCTTCCGTTAATAACATAATTTATTACCTTTTTTTAAGCAGTTTGATAAACTAGTGTTGCTCTTATAAATGAATTATTAGCAAAATTTGAGTCAGTCATAAAAGTTGCACTACCTGCGTCACTGAACTGTACAAACCTTGAACTAGCAAGACTAGACCTAGCAAAAAGCGAAACGTTTCCAGTGCTTGTAACGTTAACCAAATAAGGTTGAAAATGTTGTTCGCCTACACTTGCACTTGTAAACGGTAAAGTTATTTCACCAACACCTGTCGATGTTCCTTTACTACTCAAAGAGATGTTAATTGTTGCGACTGCTATTCGACCAACTTTTGTGTAATTCCCTGCTTGAGTGTTATACGTTATACCTGTAGAACCGCCTCCAAATGTTAAAACGGGAGTCCAAGTACCTTCTTCATAATCGTCTAAAGTATTAGCGGCGGCAGTGTCTGTTCCAAACAAAATTCCATTAGCCGCTTTTAATGTTCCATCGACTTGTAGAGTTCCTCCACTAGAAATCGTTATTCCACTATCTTTAATGGTAACTCCATCGACTACAACGCCATTTGCGGGAGTGCGTTCAGAGATTGTGTCAACTTTTACTTCGCTCATTAGTTAGCCTCCAATGCGGAAACTCTTGTTTCGAGAGATTCAATCTTTGCTACTGCTTCCTGTAATGCCGAAGTCAATAGAGGTACAAGTTTAGATTGGTCTATGCCTTGATACTTAGGAACTTCTCTAGTACCCATAACTGCGGCGGTTGTTTGTACGCCTTCATCGTTAAAGACGGCAGGAGTAATCTCATACTCCTCAGTATGCATAGCATCTTTTTCTCCAGAGATTGCTTCTGGAACAATGCTTGATACTTCATGTGCTAAGAAACCATCAACTGTTGTATCTGCATCTGCTATGAAATTAAATCTTGCAGGTTTTAATTGTTTTAATCTTGTTGTTGCATCAAAGTCATAAGATACATTTTCTTTTAATCTGTAATCTGATGAAGTGTTATAAGAAATACCACTTGTACCACTTGTAGAAATATGTCCAATTTGACCATTTGGATTAAAAAACTTAATCATAAAAATACCAGATTCTGTAGTAGAAAGTGCCATGTTAAGTTCAGCTCTATCTCTACTGGTAGCTTCAAATGCTGAACCATATATTGAAGTTCCATTTGGTATACCTGTTGTGTTAAATAATACATTACCAGAACTGTCGATACGCATACGTTCTGCGTTGTTGGTGTAAAAAGCCATTGGGTGATTTGTTGTAGTGCCTAAAGAACCGTTTAAACTTGATGTGTTGTAAAGTATTGTATTTACAGTTCCATCGTTAACGGTAATACCAGAGTTTGTCCCAGAAACAACGCTTAATTTACCTGTTGGCGAAGTCGTACCAACACCAACTTTGTTGCTTGTAGAGTCAACGTACAAGGTATTAGTGTCTACCGTTAAATCGCCAGTAACATCTAAGTTTCCAGTATTAGTAGAGTTTCCTGTAGTGCTAACAGTTCCAGTAATACTTAACGTATCGCCCGAATCACCAATGGTTAAATCCGTACCAGTGGCAGGGCTTATCTTGTTTGCTT